GATACTCAGAGCAAAATAGGGCGTGATGTTGAGCGGCTCGAAACGGAGTGCGTTTAGCGGAATCACCTCACCATCGCCATTGGTCACAGAAGTCAACTGCGCCAGATCGCCATCCAGCCATAACCTGTGACCTTCAATGCGCGTGCCATCGTGCAAGCGCGTCGTATCCGCTGACGCCGCAAAGGTGCGGTGCGTGTGGCGGTCAATCACGGCGCAGGCGTTGGTCAAGGCCATGTTGAGATTGGCGGTCGCCGCAGCGTCGGGGCCGCTAATGTCGAGATAGTCTTGTAGTTGTGCAATCGTGGCGTATTGCATTTACCGTCTCCGCGGAAGTCCTCTGGGCGCCGCGCCACCTTCCACCAGCCCCAGGTTGGCATAAGCAGCCGCTTCCTCCGGCGTCATCTCTACTTCTTGCCCTTTTGTCAGCGCCACGCTCGTACCGCCCGCATACAGGTTGCAATCCTCTTTGGCGGTAACGGTCACTGTGCCGGCGTTCGCTTCTGGAGCTGCTTCCGTTGCGACTTCCGTTACAGGTGTGACTTTGCTTTCTTCGCTTTCCATTGTGTTCTTCTCCTCTAATGACCCATTTTGTGATATAATTAGGTCATATCAAACCCAATAAATGTACCCAGGCGACGCCTCGTGAGCGCCCCTGGGCTTGGCAACGAAAGGATAAGTTTCGATGCCCCTCCAGAATACCATATCTTCCCAAAAGACCTGTACTAAATGCGGCGAAACCAAGCCCGCGACCTCTGCGTATTTCCATCGCACGAAAAAAAGTAAGAGTGGATTGCGCGAAATCTGCAAAGTGTGTCGCGCTCAATATGCCATTGCCAATAGCGAACACATCGCGGAATATAAACGCGCTTACCAAATTGCAAACAAGGAAGAACTTGCCCACAAGAAACGCGAGTATGCCGCTGCTCATCCTGAACGGGTCAAAGAACTCGACCGATTGCGATGGGCTAGGGCAGACAAGGAGCGCGAGCGAGAAAAAGGCCGCGCCTATCGTCAGGCGAATAGGAAGCGTTTGCAGCAACAAAAGCGCGAATACTATCGTGCCAATAGAGAAGCGCACAGAGAGCGGGAGCGCGCTTGGAAGGCCGCCAACAAAGAGCGTTGGGGTGAGTACTATCGCGCGTGGTACGAAGAAAACCGAGAGCGCATTATCCAACAAACACGCGAGTACAGAAAGAGTCATTATGCCGACCCTGATAATGCGGAGCGCAAGAAACAGAGCGCCCGCAAATGGGATGCCGCCAATCCTTTGTCGCTTAGAGCCAAGAGTCATCGCCGCCGCGCCAGGATGACTAATGCCGAGGGCACGCATACCGCCGCCGATATTAAAGACCAATACAAACGGCAAAAGGGCAAATGCTTTTGGTGTGGCGTAAAGGTTGGCGATACTTATCATGTTGACCATGTAACCCCGATTAGTCGTGGCGGCTCTAACGATCCTTCGAACCTAGTCATCTCCTGCCCACCTTGCAACCATTCGCGAAACAATCGCCTTCCGAGTGAATGGCCGCAAGGTGGGCGGTTGTTATAACTTATTACGCAAGTGTGCCTATAAGGATAGGAGCAGCTTGGAGCACTTCATAGACGAAACGCACGTAGTAGAACAAGTTCACCTGTCCTGTGTTGGCGCTCGAATAGGGGTCGCGTAGGAAAGTGACTTGGTTGACCTGGCGCTTGCCAACATAGCTAAAGTTCGCGAGTACCAATACTTTGGCTAATGCAGCAATGGCAGGGGTGAACTGGCTGTGATTAATGGGAAAGCCCCATAGGGTCGCGCCCGATGTGCCACCGGGAGGTGTTGGCTCGAATTGCCAATTGTTGCCTGACAAGGCGCGGTATTGACCCTCAGTGGCACGGCGCATCACCCATTGCGCGCCATCTGCATACTCGTCCGGCATGGCATAGACCATCGTCGGAATATGGGTAGCGGCAGCGGCAGAGGTGGTCAAGGCGACGGTTGTGCCGCCCGCGAGCACTTTGGTCATCAAGGCAGAGTTTTGCGTCAGACCCAACGCGCGCCCCACGTAATCTTCAAGGAAGGGCATAAGTTGCGAATCTTCATCTTCCAGTAATTCGTAACTCAACTGCAATTTCTTTGTGTATTTGACTAGCGTCATTGCCTTTTGACCTAGTACTGGTGCATCCAGGTCAAAGGCGGCGGCTTCTGCGGTGGACACAAAGATATTCGCATTGCCCGCGTCCAATGGCACGTTGACGGTGGTTCCCTTGCCGGGGATAGGCAAGATGCCGAGTTTGGTATCCAACGCGGCTTCGTCGCGTTTCGCTATGATGCGCTGGTAGTGACCAACGGGGACTGCGTACCCACCATCAGCCGGAGTCGTCAAATTCAAGTCTGTGGCATTGCTGGCCTTAATATGTTCAGCGTACCAAGCTTGATAGGCGCGGGGGTCGGCGTCCTTGAGGTATTGCCGGATGGCCTGTAACTCGTCGCGCCGCTGCCGGCGATCAATCGCCTTGACAGAGCGGCTTTCGTCATCGGGCGTCTGGAATCCAGGCGTAGGATTGACGGCCTTTGTGTCCTCTAATTCCTTCTGTGCCTTCTTCCACGCTTCGATGGTGTAATGGCTGATGGTTTCGAGTAGCTTGGGGTCAATCTGGTCAAGGACGGATTTCGTCTCAACCTGTGTTTCAGGCATGATTTCCTCCTTAGGAATATTGTCAATAACAGTGATAACAACAGGCGCGCTCGACTCGGCTTTCGTTGCTTGCACCGCGGCTGTACGGGCCGCCTCCGGCAAAAAGACGCTAAAGCTCGGATCGGACACGGATAAAGACTTAATCAGTTCAACGCCGAGCGTTCTTGGCTCGGCAGGGGTTGGCGTTAACGAGAGTTCTACGATTGGCCATTGCGTGATGCTCTTGCCGTTGCGCCGTGTCAGATGGCCCACTGACCCACTCGACCAGCCGAGCGCACCCTGTTCGACCAGGCGCAGCACCATATCGACATAGGATTTGTGGCGGTCCAGTTCAGCCTCCACCCATAGGCCAAAGTCGTCAGCTTCCACCAGCGTCGTCTTGCCAATGAAGTGCTTGACCTCGCCAAGACTGTGGTCATAGAGAACCAGCTTGCTGGGAGCCAGGTCCAGCATGAAGTCAGTAGACTTGCTGAAGCTCTCGCCCTCCAGGTCAGCGCCGTCAAAGATGACGCCATAGCCGGCGACGGTAGCGGTATCGTCTGTTAGTGCCTTCACATAGGCAGTAGCGTTTCGTTCACGCTTGTCCTGAACATCGTGAATGGATTCCATGATTTTCTCCTTACCCTGCCAACGCTCTGTCCACAGCCGCCTGAAAGTCGGCAAGGATCACATCCTCATTGGCACGAATCGCATCGGCATCGGTATGCCAGCCGGTGCGGTTGTGGCGCGCCGTTTGGAACATGCTGCTACCGACGAATGGGGCGTATGGGACATTGTTGCCCACGCGCCCGGTCAACCCACTCGCTGACCCGGACACCCGGCTATTCCAACGACGGCCATAGCTTCCGGTTCTTCGATATGTACTTTGCGGTGGCGGCGGTGGATAGGTTTGCATCGTGCGTTGCAAGCGCAGCACCGATCTATTCATAGCTGGCTCTAATATCTTAGTGGCTGAAACCGCGCCCAATTTTTTGTATAACGGTTCCAATCCTTTGATGCTGATCGGCACTGGCCCTACTCCTGTAAATGTGATACAATATAGGTGTCTAGGGAATGTCACATTGACGGTTGGAACTGGCACTGATATAGTTGCTCAGTCTCCTGCTTTGGCGTGGCGTTCCCTAGACAAGAACAGCCAACCGTTTCAAAGCAGGAGACTTTTTGATGCCCGTTGAAAAAATCTGTAAAGGGTGCGGCAAAGAATTTATGGCATCGAAGCACCCAGGCCAAATGTATTGCAGCAAAAAATGTGTTGAGCGCTCTCGTCAAACAGGCAAAACGCTCCTTGAGCGAACTTGCCCGCATTGCGGAAAGAAATACACCTTTCTC